GAGACGGCTACGGGCCGCTACGGGCCGTACAGACGCCAATCAGACGATTCCAGCGGGATCGACGGCGAACCGGACCGGGAGGGGGGGAGGGAGGCTGACTGGGGGGCTGTCCGGGTCCACACAAAAAAACCGGGGGCGCGTCCGCGGATGGACACGGACAGCGAACGGACGCGGACGCCCGAAAATTTTTCGAGCGGTCGGGTTCAGCCGTTACAGGTCATCGTCGGCGGGGTCCGCCGGCTCGTCGGGGTCGAGCGGGTCGTCGACGGGTGGCAGGTCGGGGTCATTGCTCATAGCTGCGGACAGTACCGCCCGGGCACGGGTCACGGCGCGGTCCCAGCCCGGCACCAGCTGCCCGCACAACGGGCAGAACCCGCGCGACGGGTGACGCAGCATGACCACTGTCACCGATCATGCGCCGCCGGTGTCACGGTGTCACAGTCGTAGCGGGCGTGGAACGTGGCGGCGACGTGCCGTGTCTCGGCGGCGTCCGTGTCGAACGCCTCGCCGCAGGTGTGGCAGGTGGACACGGCCCGGTCACGCGGCAACGCCTTACGGGTGCCGCGTGGCCGGGCCGCCGTGGCGGGCACGTCGAACCCCAAACGACGTGCCTCGGCCGCGGTCAGGTGGGCGGTCACGTCCGGGGTCGGTGGTCGTGGACGCCGTTGGTTTGGTGGAGGCGGTCGAGCTGGCGGCGGCGTACGTCGTCGGCCATGCGGCGCAGCCGGTGCCGTTCGCCGATCTCGTCGAGCACCAGGCCCGACGCGTACAGCAGAGCACCCAGGATCAGGCCGCCAGCGATGGCGTAGGCGACGGTCACGGCGCCTCGCCTCGTCCTGGCTCTTGCGGCTTGGGTAGGTACGCCTCGAACACGCCGCGGTTCGGTTCCTTGCCGTTCCATCGGCACTGAATGACGTACGCCTGCCAGGCAACTTTGATGCCGACGTGGAACGGGATGGGTGGGCCGGTGTCCGGTGGCGGCGCCCACGCCGGGCGGTCGTGGTCGCCGTCGCTCATGACGTCACCTCGACCCGGGCAGCGCCGAACGCTTCGACGTAGGCACGGTTCCACCATTCCTCGTCGCTCATCGTGTAGACGGCCGGGTCGACCAGGACGAGCGGTTCGCGCGCGTGCGCTAGTTCTATTAGTAGTTCAGGAGTAGTTGGAGTGGCGTCCGCGCCACCAGTTCGGGTGGCGTCCGCGCCACCAGTTCGCGTTTCCGCGCCACCAACGGTTGAACGGATGGTGGCGTCCGCGCCACCAGATGACGGGTGGCGACTGGTGGCGTCCGCGCCACCAGATTTGACGGTGTAGAGGTTGACGCGGCGGTCGCGGCGTTCCACGTCGAGCAGGCCGGCGGCCTCCAGTTCGGCGATGGCGTCCATCACGTTCGTCCGGTTGCGTCCGACGTCGGCGGCGAGCGTGTTGATCGACGGGTGACAGCACCCGTTGGCGTCGGATCGGACGGCGAGCACCAGCAGGACGTGCGCCGCGCGGGCCGACAGTTTGTGTTCGGCGGCGGCGGCGAGGGCGTACCGGTTGTGTTCGTAGCTCACGCGACGCGGGCGGTGTCGTCGGAACTGGACGTGGCCTCATCTGGCGTTCGTCTGTTCCATCGATTACAGACGAACGACTCGACCTCGGCGCGCAGGAAGTAGTACGGCGACCGGTCGGTGAGGCGGTGGCAGGGCATGCCGGCGGCGATGCACCGGTACACGGTGCCGCGGGCCACCTTGCAGCCGGTGCCGCGGGTGAGCAGGCCGATCAGGTCACGCACCTGATCGAACGAGAGCGGGTCAAGTTCCATGCGCGTCATTTCCGTTCTTTGTTGTACCGTCGTGTCTATGGTTGCACACGATAGCGGGGTGTGCAACGCCATGGCCGGATGGCAGCGGTACCTGGTGCGCCGCGGGTTCGCCGTCAACACCCGTCAGCACCGCAGCGGACTGGTGCGCCGCTGGTTCGTGTTCATCGGCGACGACTGGCAGCAGGCGACGTTCCGAGACGTCGAAGCGTTCGCCGACGATCTCGGCGTGGGCGCCAGTTCGCAGCGGGCGCATCTGTCGCACCTGCGGGCGTTCTACCGGTGGGCGATGCGCGAGGGCATCGCCGATCACAACCCGGTGGACCTCGTCGACCTGCCACGCGTCGGCACCCGGCTACCGCGCCCGGCACCGGACGACGCCATCGCCCACGTCCTCGCCGTCGCCGACGCCCCGCTGGCGGCGATGGTCGGCGTCATGGCGACGGCCGGCCTGCGCTGCTGCGAGATCGCCGCGCTCAGATGGCGCGACGTCGACCTCGCCCGCGGTGAGGCGATCGTGCTGGGCAAGGGCAACCGTGAACGCGTCGCCTACCTCACCCGCGGCGCCGTCGTCCTGCTCGCCGCCCTGGACGGCGTCGACGGGCACGTCTGGCGGTCACCGCACCGCATCGGCAACCCGCCCTACTCACCGCACCGCATCAGCCAGATGGTCGCCCATGCCTTCCACGACTGCGGCTATAGCTACACCGCGCACCAGCTGCGCCACCGGGCCGGCACCGTCGCCCTCGTCGCCGCCGACGGCGACCTGCTCGCCGTGCGCGACATGTTGGGACACGCGTCTGTCGCCACCACCCAGATCTACACGCGGGTCGCGTCGGCCCGCACCGCGGCGGTCGCCCGATCCGTCGCCATGCCCACCACCCAAGGATGAACCGTGAACCTGCTACGTGACGCCGTGACGATGCCCTACCTACAGTTCACCGGGGTAGCCGTCGTGCTCCTGCTGTCGCTGCTGTTACCTGGCCGCGAACGCCGCCGCTGACCTGGGCGGGTGCAAGTGCATAACAGATATGCACGCACCGGTTTGCCTAGCCTCGGGCGGGTGGATCGTCGGGCGTTAGACGTCGTCGTCGACCGGCTCGCCGCGGGCCTGCCGGTCGACGTCGTCGTGCTGAAACCGGCGGTGCCGTGTCAACGGCCGACGCATCGCGGCAAGGCCGCCGGGTATCCGGCCGGGTGCCGCTGCCACCGGTGCTCGACGGCCTGGCGGCGGTACCGGCGGGCGTATGACCGGGGTCGACGCCTCCGAATAGCGTCATGACCTAATCAGGCGGGTCGTCAGGGTGCCGGCGGATCAGGTCGGCGAAGAACGTCGCCAGCACTTTCGCCAGCCGCAACGTCAGGATGACGCCGAACGCGGCGCCGACGGCGAATGAGCCGGCCAGACCGACCGCTCCCCAGTCGACCGCCCACACATCGGCCTAGAGCAGGAACCAGGCGAACGCGATCGAGGCGATGGCGAACGCCACCAGCGCCGCCGCCCAGTGCGTGTACCGGTAGTACCGCGACGGTGGCGTCGTCGTGTTCGGTACGTCGGCCGGGTTCACCAGGTAGGCGACGGTCGCGAGGACGGCGGCGATGGCGGCGACCAGGAACCAGACGTCGGCCCAATTGTAGTTGCCGTTGGTCAGGCCGTCGTCGACGGCGATCAGGGTGTTCACGTCAGTTCCTCCAGCTTGCTGAGCACGGTTCGCATGTCCTCCTCGAGCGACACGATCCGGTTGACGGTGCCCTTGTAGTTGTCATTGATCCAGTTCTTGAACCCTGAAAGGTTCATCGTCCCGGCCACCGGGTTCGTACCCCCGACGGCAAGGGCGACCTTGTTCACCAGCTCGGTCATCTGTGCGTCTGTCATGTCGTCGTCGTCTCCTGGGTCGGGTGGGGTCGGGGTGCCGCCGCTCCAGGCGGCGACATGCGCCTGGAACACGTCATTGGCCCACGTCGCCGCGCCCGACGTGCCGGCGATCTCCGGGTAGCCGTCGACGGGGCCGGCCGGGTCGATCTTGCGGCCCGGGCAGGAGGGCGCGACGTAGGCGGCGTGGCTGTGCACGTCACGGAACGGGTCGAGGCCGTACCAGTCGCACAGGGCGGCGACCAGGGCGACGTAGGCGTCGACCTGAACCTTCGGCCACGTTTCGCCGACGCCGTTGTTCGCCGCCTCGATCGCGATCATCGTCTGGTTCCCGCGGTCCAGCGGTACCGTCCCACCAGAGCAGGTGAGTGGGCCACCCTTGCCCATCGTGTTCGTCGCCCCGGCGGCGCCGACGACCAGGGCGCCCGACCGGTGCAGGCGCATCGCGCCGATCGGTTTGTCGTCGGCGTACAACCAGCCGTAGGCGTCCGAACTGCCGTCGTCCGAGCTCGATGACGAGGCGTCGTGGTGGTAGCCGACGCCGAGCACGTCGTCGTAGCCGCCCGACGAGCGCGAGCGGGTCTCCCAGCCGTCGAACAGCGTGACGTCGAGGCCAGCCGACCGGCAGGCGTCGGGCAGGTCCAACAGCCAGTAGGCGCCCACGTCAGCGACCCACCCGGCCGTGCAGCACGGCCAGCACGAACACGGCCATGACGGCGCGGCGCGTCTCGGCGTCCGGTATCTGGCGGATCAGTTCGAGCACCGGATGATGTTCGGCGTCGAATCCGTCGTCCGGGGTCGGCACGTCTTCGCCGTCGTCGTAGCTGCCAGTCACCGTCTCAGCTGGCATAGCCGTAGTACCCGTTCACGTCGCGTATGCGTAGAGCATGCGGTTGTTCGACGTCGCAGCGGTGGCGGTGAACGGCAGAGCAGGTGGTGCCGTCAAACCGGCATTGCAGATCGGCGCGAGGTTCGGCGACTTGGCGCTGAGCGCCGCCGTCGACGTCCCCGTCACCGTGCTCTGCACTTGTGGTGTGCCGCCGGCTGCGACCATGACACCGACGTAGTAGAGGCCGTCGGTCGGGACCGTGACCGGCGCAGTCAAGTTCAGCGTCTTGTGGGCGTTCGCCGCCCACGCCGTCGCACCGTCGTCGTTGGTGAACGCCAACGACTTGTACGCCGCGTCGAACAGGCCGAACCACTGATTGGTCGGAGCGGTTGCAGCCGTGCTGGAGAGCAGGGTCAAGCTGGTGACGACGGTGCCTGCAGCAAGGTCGATGCCGAACAGGTACAGCGTTCCCGAGATCAGGGTCATCGTGGCGGTCACCGCCCATCGGGGCACCGTCGCACCGACACACCCGGTCGGCTGCAACGGATCTTTCATCGCAGGCAGGTGGAAGTTGCTCGACGCCGCCGCGCTCTTCACCACCTGCCGCCGCCAGTAGCTGCCCTGCTGGATGTCGATGCTGAGTGGTGTGCCCGCGGCGTAGGCGTCGACTACATACCCGGCGTCGCTGTTGCCGCGTGGCAGGTTGCAGCCGCGGATGAACACGTCAGCCGGGGTGGCGTCCGACGACGAGCCGTAGAGGTGCAGCTTTGCCCCGGTCGCCGACTGGTCGTAGACCTTCAACCCGATCAACGTCAGGCCGTAGCCCGCTGCCGACGACCCGGCGACGAACGACTCGGCGTAGTAGGTGTTGCCGACCATCGGCGGATGCAGGCTGGCCGACCCGCTGAAGATGCGCAGCGTCGAGTTCGAGTCCTGTTGCCACAGCTTCTCGGACTGCTCCGAGAAGTAGCCGAAGATCTGGGTCTGCCCGTCGACGATGTCCAAGTCGACGATGACGGAACGGTTGAACTGGAGGTTGTAGCCGGTTACCGAGCCTTCGACGCTGATGCCTTTGGCGCACTGGTTGAAGCAGCAGTTTTCCAACGTGCCCCAGATCGACTGCTCGTTGTCCATGCGGAACCCGGCGACGGTGCAGTCGTTGAAGTTGCAGTCTTTGATGAGGAACTGGTCGTTGTTGCCGATCGCCGCCCCGCCGAAGCGCACCCCGTACTGCATCGGGTACTGGGCGACGCCTTCCTGAATCCAGTGGCGTCCGAACATGATCCGTTCGATCGAACAGAACTCGTTTGACCCGGTCATCGGGATCGTCGGCGTCTCCGAATAGATGCCAGCCAACGGTGGGTTGGTGGCGTTGCCGAGGATCGTCATGTCCGAGAACTGGTTGCGTGACGAGTCACGCACGTCGATCATCGGCTGGCCCGCAGCACCCGTCCACAGCAGGCAGGTGTCAGGCCCGGCACCTTTCAACCCGCACTGCGTCTGCCAGAAGTTGAGCGTGTTCGAGATCGGGATGTCACCGCTCGGCAGGGTGAGGATCGACCCGGAGATCAGCCGCCCACTGCGGGCGTCGACGGCGGCGATCGCTGCGTTGATCGTCGCCGCGTTCACCACGCCGTCAGAGCCGATCACCCCGTAGTTGCGGGCGTCGACGAACATGCGCGACGCCTTGACGTTCGCCGGCGTGACCGCCTTGGTCGTGATCGCACCGGTGACGGTTTCGGCGTCGGACGCCGCCGCCATCAGCCCGTCGGCGCCGGGCGGGCCGGGTGGGCCGGCCAGGTTGCCGACGTCGATCACGGTGACGTCGTCGTCGACGGTTTCGATGACGGTGCGGCCGTTGCCGTCCTCGATGACGATGACCGCCGGGATGGTGGCGGTCATGGCGTGAACGACCGTCGGCTACGCGCCGCCGCCGGGGCCGGCACCGAGTCGGTGACGTCGGCGGTCACGGCGACCCGGCCGGCGACGTAGGTGCGGACGATGTCGCCCGGATAGGTGACTTGCAGGTCCCACACCCCGGACGTCGGCAACGTCGCCGAGTCGTCGGCGGGCAGCACGACGTCGATGATGTTCGGCGCCGTCACCGTGCATGCCATCGCCACGATCAGGTCACCGGCGGACCTGTTGCGGATCTCGGACTCGACGTCGCCGACGGTCACGTCGACCGGCACCGTCATGCCGGCGTCCTGCCACAGCGTGAACCGCCACTGATACGTGTCGCCGCGGTAGATCGCCAGGTCGTATCGGCCCGGCGTCATCGGTCGCTCCGTCCGGTCATGTCGAGTCTCCTCACGGGAAGGTGCCTTTGATGACGCCCTGCACACCGAACGAGTCGCCGGCGGCCCACGTCGCCGGCGTCGTCGCCGTGATCGCCTGGCGTGACAGGTAGCCGCCGGCCGCCGTCGCCGCGTAGATCGTCACGGTGGACGCCGACGTCACCGATGCCACACCGATGTTGAGGCCGGCGCCGGGCGTCAACGTCACGACGAGCGGCGTCAACATGGTGGCGTTGATCCGGGCCGGTGTGAACCCGGGAGGCAGGCTGAACGCGATGGCGCCGGTGACGGCGGCGCCGCTGGTGCCCATCACGGCGGCGACGTCGATGACGAGTATCCCGGCGGCGTAGGCGTAGCTGGCCGACACGCCGGCGGTGCCGCCGGTGCCGATCGTCATCCCGGTGATCGTCGGCGTCCACGTCCCGGACGTGTGGGCGGCGGTGACCCGGTTGTCGATCCGGTCCAGGTTCGACCGGACGTTGTTCAGATGGTTCGCGGTGATCAGTTCGCCCGGTGCCACCACCACCACGTTCGGACTCAATGCCATTGGGTGCTCCTGTCAGACGGCGCGGGCGTACACGTCGGCGTCGTAGTGGGCGGTGTCGTAACGGGTGTCGGCGTTCGTCAGCCACGGCGACACGTCGTCGAGGCTGAGTCGTGCCGTCCAGGCGGCGGCGTCGATCGTGTGCTCGATGCCGGTCAGATACAGCAGCCGGGTGAACACGCCGCGGCCGTCGCGGGCGACGTGACTGCAGGCGTACACCGACGGGGCGAACGGGTCGGCGGCGGCGAGCAGGTCGGCGACACCGGGGCGGGCGGCGTCCAGCTGGCAGGCGGCGATGCGGGGCGCCAGGTCGAAGTTGCGGACCCGCAGCATGCGGGCGGCGAGCAGGTCACGGACGGCGGCGTCGACCGTTTCCAGGTCGGTCATCGTGTACGTCTCGGGGCCGTAGCTGTCACGGTTCGCGACGTCCTCGATGGTGCGGACCGTGCCACCCGTCGGGCCGTAGTTGACACGGGTGGCGAAATCCGACCGGTTGAACACGACGTCCCACGTGCTCGGGCACACCTCGCCGGGCAGGCCACGGTTACCGATCAGGCCGTCGGGCAGTCCCGGTCCCCGGGCCTGCCAGTCCCGGTCCCGGTAGACGAGGTAGCCGCGCTGGTCGCCGAACACGTCGCCGCCGGCCGAACGTGCCGAACGGTCCATCAGGGAGGAGGCCCGGCCGCCGAGCGCCGTCGCCGCCAGCGCCGTCGACGACGCGTCGAACTGGCGGCGATGGTCCGGGAACATGGCGGCGTCGCAGTAGCGGCCCATGCGGGCCGTCACCGTCTCACCGTCACCGACGGTGGCGTCGAGGCGGGCCAGCTCGACGCGGCCGGCCTCACCCTTCGCGCAGATACAGGACACGTCGACGACGTCACCGACGGCCGGGTCGTAGCCGGCGGCGGTGGCGTCGATCCAGCCGCGCCACAACCATGTCGGTGTCGCCGCGCCGGCGACGGCGACGCCGACACGCACCTGGCGGCCCGGACGCAGCGAGATGACGGTGCCGTCGGACGTCGGCGGGTAGTCCCACAGGCCGTCCGGGTTCGCCACCCGGAACGTGGCGGTGCCGACGTCGAACTGGTCGACGGAACGTTCCCGGCCGTAGAACGTGACGGCCTCGATCACGTCGCACGATTCGTCCATCCACAACGGGTCCAGCCCGGCGTAGGTGGCGTCCGGGTAGTCGTCGTAGCGGGCCGTGTCGTACACGGCCTGGCCGGCCGGGACGTCGACGTCGCCGACGGCGACCTGCATCACCGGGCGCACCGACGGCGCCGTCAGCACCCGCGGGGCGCTCACGCCGCCACCGTCGCCGTGACCGGACGGCCCAGGCGTTCCTGGCTTCGCACAGCGGAACGCACCCAGCGTTGCAGGTCCCATCGGTTTCCGACGACACCGGCCGACAGGTTCACCGTGATCGACGGCGTCGGGATCGTCACCGTCGGCACCGTCGTCGTGTACGTCGACACCGCGGTGCCGGTGTCGGCCGCCATCGGTTCGACACCGACACCGGCGGGCTCCACGCTGCGGCCGCCACCGGTTTTGCCGTAGGTGGTGCCGGCGACGCTGTACGTGCCGACCGGAACCCGCACGATCGTGTTCGCCTGCCGTTTCCGCCATGCCGCCATCTCGGCGTCGGCCGGTGACGAATCGACGTGCACCGGCACCTTCGCGCCGCGGGCGAACGCCGCCTGCACCGTCGCCAGGGCGCCGGTGTAGTCGCCCAGGATGATCTGCTGCTGCACCTGCAACTGCACGTATTCGGGCAGCTTGTCGATCGCGCTCTGCAACAGTTGCAGCTTCACCTTGGCGTCCTCGGTGCCGTTCAGTTCATACATGGTCTCGAAGTTGTCCGGTGTCAATCCGATCTGAGCGAGCAGGGCGGCGACGGCCTCCTCGCTGATTCCCAGCTCGTTCGACAGGCTGACGAGCGTCGTGTCGTAGATGCCCTGCATGTCGGACTTGAACTTGTTGATGTCGCCGTGACTGTTGGCGAACGCCTTGGCGATCGACGGGATGATCGCCGTGCCGACCTCGTCCAGGGCGTCGAGCACGGCGCGCCCTTCGGGCGTGGTCATGTCCGGTATCAGCCGGTCGAAGTTGTCCAGGTTCCCTTCGCCGAACGCTTCGTGCAGCGATTCGTGCAGTCCGTCGTAGGCGGCCGACAGGTCGCCGACGCCGTGCAGGCCGGCGTCGGACTCGGCGAAGAACTCCGACATGGCCGTCGTGGCGGCGTCGAGCGACGCCGTTCCCCATTCGGCCGACGACATGATCGCCGACGCTTCTTCGGCGGCGTCGGCCTGCTGGCGGATCGACGCCGCCGCCTCTTCGGCGGCGTCGGCCAGCGCCTTCTGTTCGGCGGCGATCTTCTCCAACGCTTCGGGGGTCGGCAACGCCTTGTTGTAGGCGGTCAGGGCGCCGGTGCCGTCACCGAACACCTTGTTCAGGTTCTGTTGCTGCACCTGCGCTGTGAGCGCCGTCTCCGAGTACAGCGCCTGCTGATCGATGAGCAGGTCGTACTGCTCCTGCGTGATCTGCCCGGTGTCGAACATGTCCTTCACGGCGGCTTGGAACGCGATCACCGGTCCGAGTCCGTGATCGAGTGAGTAGGCGAACTCCTGCGACGTGATCCCGGCGGCGGCCATCGCCTCCACCAGGCCGGACTGTGCGGTCGTCGTCTCGTCGACCAGGCCGGTCAGCACCGGCAGGTCGTCCAACATGCCCTGCCACCAGTTCAGTTCCGGTGCCGCCGACAACGCGACGTTGTCCTCGAGCATCTGGTTGACGGTGTCCTGCACCGAGCCGGTCTCGCGCAGCGCGTCGTTGAAATCGGTCTGCTGCTGCGTGTACGCCTCCTGACGTTCCTTCAGGTCGGCCAGGCCCTTCGAGATGCCGTTGATGACGATCGACGCCGCGGACAGGGCGGCGAGCGGGCCGGCGACCGACGCCAACCCCTTGAGGCCGATGTTGCCTTCGGTGGCGTACTCGGCAAGCTGGCCGAGCCCCATGCCAATGTCGCCGATCGTGCCGCCCAGACTGGAGAATGCGGTCTGGGTCGTGTTGCCGGCCATGTTCGCCAACACGCTGCGTGACTGGTCGGCCTCGCCACGGACGTGATCCAGTTCGGTGCCGACGCCTTTGAGCTCGCCCGTCGTCTTCGACATGTCGATGCCGCGTTCCAGGACGTCGGCGAACTCCTTGGCGTCGGCGGTCACGGCGTCGAAGGCGACACCCATCTTGTTCTTCAGGTCCGACGCGAACCCTTCGATCTTGGAGTCGTCGACGTCGACGGTCAGGTTCGCTTTGATCGCCGACACAGCCTCGGCGAGACCTTTGGCGTCCTGCTCCACGTTGTCGAGCTCCGACGACAACGCCTTCAACGCCTTCGATGACGCCGATTCGGCCTTGTCGAACCCGTCGGCGATGTCCTGGCCGGCGTCGCCGCCCGCCTTGCCGAGCCGGGCCAGGTCACGGACGGCTCCGCCGGTGTCGACGTCGACCTTGTACGACAGTTTCTGGGCCGGCACGTCAGGCGCCTAACGCCTCGTCGTACACGTCGTGCAGCGACTTGTCGACGGCCTTACGGAGCCGGGCGACCGCGTTCGTCCACGCTTGCCGGCCGCCGACCGCCCCGGGATGGGTGACCATCGCGAACCGGCCGGCGTAGTGCAACGCCTTGGCCCGGCGTGGTTTGACGGTGTAGCCGCCACGGCGTCCGGTCTCGGTGATCTGCCAGGCGCCGGCCTGCCCCTTCGCCGGGGCGAACTCCACGCTGCATCGTGACGGCCAGGCGTCGACCGTCGCCTTGCCCTTGAGGGCGTGGCCGAACATGCGCGGCGCCCCTTTGGCGATGGCCGCCTTGCCGGCCTTGCCCATGTCGCGGCCGGCGGTACGGTTCGCCGCTTTCAGGTCGCGGGACGTGTTCCGGGTCAGCGATTCGAGGGTCGGGCCCTTCGCCGTGACGGTGAAGTCCACACCTACGCAGCCGCCGTGTCGTCGTCGGCGTCCTTGCGGCGGCCCCGGCCGGTGCCGGTGCCGGTGGCGGCGAGCACGGTGGGGACGCCGGGCCGTGACGTGTTCGACAGTCCCTCGATGACGACACCGGCCGTGCCGGGCGTGCCGATCCAGGCGTCGAAGCGTTGCGACACGGGGAGCGGGCCGAGCGTCGACGTCAGCGCGGTGCGGGCGGCGCCGCCGAACGTCGAGCCGAGCACCCGGCACTTGCCGACCGCCGACGGCGCCGACCCTTCACCGGACAGACCGATGTAGAAATAGCATTCCTCGGTGTCGTGCAGGTACAGGAACTGCCACAGGCCGTCCTCGTCGATGACGTCCTGCAGGTAGGTGCCGTTGATCGCCCACGATGATTCGCCCGGGTTCGGGATCGTCTTCGCCGGTGCGCACCAGGTGGCGTCGACCGTCTCGTCGTTGTTGTTCGCGCTGGCGTCGATCGTGGCGGTCTGCACCTGGCAGGACCATTGGGCGTCGGCGTCGGTGTAGGCGGCGAGCGTCACGACGTCGATCGCCAGACCGCCCGGCGTCTGCCATGTGTCCACGTAGCCGACGGCGTCGGTGTCCACCGGCGTGAACGCGATCACACCGTTCTCGATCTTGAAGCGGAGGGCATCAGCCATGGGTCAGGCTCCTAACGGGGTGACGGGAATCGGGACGGCGACCGGCGCATCGGGCTGGCACCAGGTGACGGCGGCCAGGTCGACGGCGACCGCGAACGTGTAGGCGGGCAGGGTGGCGACGCCGTCGACGTCGAACGGTTCCCAGGTGACGGCGTCCGGGTAGCACGACGAGCTGGCGGCGCAGGCGTCGTAGATGGCGTCGATCAGTTCGTCGAGCTGGGCGTGGGCGGCGTGGTCGGCGCCGTCGGCGACCACCCGCACATTGAACGTGGCGACCCACTGGCCGTCGGTCCACGACGCGGACAGTTCGCCGACGTACACGGCCGGGGCGGCCGGGGCCGGCGACACGGGCGGATACGGCCGCACCCGGCCAGGCAGCACCGGTTCGAGCACGGCGGCCAGTTCGGCCCGGGCGTCCGTCACCCGGTGCATCAGCCGATACCCCTACGGGCCCGGAACGGGGCCAGGGCGGAGCGGACACCGGCCAACGGGTCGACCGACGCGGGCCGCCAGGCGCCGGCGATCATGCCGTCCAGGCTTGTCGCCGGGGCGTCCTTGCGGCGGTACAGCTCGACGACGACCTGCACGATGGCGTCGTCCAGCTGCGGTGACGGCGGGTCCGGCAACGGGTCGGCCGGGTCACGGTCCAGGTACTGATTGATCAGCTGACCGGCCGGATCGACGGCGGAGACGACCCGGCCGGCGTCGACGTCGCCGTCGGTCAACCTTAACTGGGCGAGCGCGGCGGCGGTCACCGTCGCGGCGTCCCACCAGACGGAGACGTCAGGCGCGGCGACGGTCACCCGTGGCACGCTTCCCCGACGCCGGGGCGTCGGCGTCGTCGCCGGTGGGCGGGTTCCCTGGGTCGTTGCCGTCACCAGAGATCATGTCGACACCGACGACCGCTGAGTTGACGCACGGGTCGTCGATGGTGCCGCCGTTGACGTTGCCGTCGTCGTCGCTCACGGCGTCACCGAAAGCTTGACGACACCGGCCGGGTCGGTGACGAGCGTCTGGAAGTCGCCGGCGTAGCCGACCTGCGTGCCCTGCACCGACGGCTCCACGACCTGCAGCTGCGGGTACAGCGCCTCGAACACGCGGACCGCGGCCGACGACATGACGAGCATCGACGCCGCCGGCAGGCCGGCCGACATGACGACGGCCATTCCGCCGATGTAGCCGGCGACGCCCTGGCTGAACCCGCCGGCAGAGAACCCGTTGGTCAGCTGGGCCGGGTTGATGAGGCCGGGCGCCGACATGAGTGGGCCGATCAGGCCGAGCACGTCGGGTGACACGGCGACGAACGTCGTGCCGTCGCCCTTCATGGCGCCGAACACGGTGCCGGCTGCGGTCCACAGCGCCTTGTTGACGTCGTCGGCGGTCGGTGTTGCCGGCACGGTCGGGCCTGCGGTGGCGGCGGTCTTGATCGCCAGGCCGGCGGCGGCCTCGGTGGCGATGGCGTACTGGCCGGCCATGTCGTTGAGGACCATGTCGACGATGCCGGGCGACGTGCGCCGGATGTCCTGGGCGCTGATGTTCAAATAGCCGCCCAGCAGGGGCGCCGAGATCGGCGTCTTGGTGATCGTCATCTTGCGTGACGGAAGTTCCGTCTTTTCGCCGGCCTGGGCGCCGACCAGGGTGTGCTGGGTCACCGACGCATACGCCCACGATCCGTCGCCGAGAGCGGTGACACCGATCGCCGTGACGAGTGGCCGGGTGGCGTCGACATGGTTGATGATCGGCGCCAGGATCGACTCGGGGAGCAGGCCGGGGTTGTCGGCCGTCGTCTGGTGGGCGGCGGCACGGTTGAAGAGGTCGACGCGGCGCAGGGCGTCGGTGTCACCGCGGCGGGCCGGGAACCAGTCGGCGGCGTACTCGCCGGCCGACCGGTATTCGACGGCCGGCGTCCCGTTCGGGTAGCCGGTGCGTGCCTCGGTGAACGCCTGCGTGATCTCGGCGAGCCGGCTGCGCGACTCCAGCTCGATGCGGGCGGCGTCGAGTAGCGGCGCCTGTCGTTGCATCGCCGTCTCGATCGCCGCGGTCGCACCGGTGAACAGGCCGGTCTCCTCGTCGGTCAGGTCGCGGCCGGTCGACGCCGCCCGCTCGAGCAGCTGGTTCTGGAACGCCTGTTGACGTTCGATCTCGGCCGTGTACTCGGCGACCCGGCGATCCTGCACGGATGATGGCATGGCGGTTGTCCTATCGGTAGCGGCCGGCGAGATCGGCCAGGGTGAGGCGGTCCAGGTTCGGGGTGGTCGACGGCGGCGGGGTGGTGGTGGCGTGGCGTACGGCGACGACGGTGGCGCCCTGGTAGGCGGGTTCGGGGACGAGGGCGACGTGCGCGAGGACGTCGGCGCGGCGCACCCGGCGGGAGCGGCGATCCGGCGCCCACTGGATGCCGTCCGGTTCGGCACCGAAGCACACCGACGCGTCGAGGATGCCGTCGGCGGCCCAGTCGAGCGTTTCGTCGCCGAGAGCGCCGACACCGATACGCAAGGCGGCGTACAGGCCGTCGTCGCGGTCCTCCAACCCGCGCACGACGCCGACGGTGCGGGTCGGGTCGTGGTCGCGGTTGACGAGCCGTTTGCGTGCGACGGAGGCGACGGCGCCGAACGCGTGGCGGGCGATCGTCTCCACGACGGCCCGGCCGTGGTAGTCGACGACGGCGTCCTGCTCGTACGGGACGGCGCACACCTCGATGATGCGTTCGGGGTGGCGGACGGTCGACACCGTCGCCGCCCGGTTGAACAGCTCCAGGCCGGTCACAGCGTCGCCCCTGGTGCCGTGGCGGTGAACGCGGACGCCTCGCCGTGGTACACGTAGCGTTCGATCTGGGCGACCTGGGCGGCGGTGAGCACGCCGATCGACGTCAGGATCTGCCAGGTCTGGGCACGCTCGAGCGGGCCGGGCTGCACGTAGGCGTCACGGTTCAGTTCGACGCGGGTGCCGTGCGGCGTCGCCCACTCGGACAGGGCGCCCATCACGATCGACGCCAACGGCCGCAGCCCGGACCGCCAGTGATAGTCGAACAGGCTGTTGACGTTGCTGTACGTCATCGAGTCGCCGCCCGACGGCAGGCCCATCAGGAACGGTGGGACGCCGAGCATCACGCATAGGCGGCCCTCATTGGCGGCGAGCAGCTCGACGAGCGCCATGCGTACCGGGTCGATCTGGGTCGGTTCCCATTCGACGCCGCCCGACAGCACCGCCGGCAGGCCCAGGTTCTGGTAGCGCATGTCGAGCCACTGGGCACGCAGGGCGTCGGCCTGGGCGGCGGTCAAGTCACCGGGCGCTTTCAGCACCGACGACGGCACACCACCCGACGACGCCAGGTTCGTCGCATACCGCGACAGCACGTTGGCGGCGAGTAGACGCGGGCGGGCGACGTCGAGCGGGCCGTGGCCGCGGGCGTCGTCGGTGCGTCCCTGGTATCTGATGTGGAGCATGTCGCCGGTCTTGTCGACGCCGCCGATCGTGTAGCGGCGGCGGCCGGCGTCCATCTCGACGTTCACGAGCCACGGCGCGACGACATGGAACCTGGCCGGGTAGCCGTCGCCGTTGTCGTAGCGGGCCGTGGACAGCACGAACGCCTCACCCATCTGGAAGTCCCAGAACAGCTGTTTGGCGAATTCGGTCCAGTCGGTGTACAGGTCCGGGTCGGGGTTGTTCAGCCAGCCGGCATTCAGGCTTGGTGATGCGCCGGTCAGGTACGGCGGCATCGTCGCCAGCAGGTTGGCGTTCAGGTTGACGCAACCCCAGGCGACGTCGGACAGCTCTTCGAGGCGGCCGGCGCCCATGTCCCAGCTGGTCGCCCACTCGGCCGGGTAGCCGGACCAGTGCGACGGCGGCGGCGGCCAGTTACGGGCCGGCACCGGGTCGCCGAGCGTGACGATGTCGATGCCGTCGGGGTCGCCGGGTCGGGCGACGTCCGGGCCGACGGTGGCCGGCGGCACGCTGGCCGGGTCGTTGCCGTTCGGTGTCAGCGGGTCACGCGGGATCAGCGCACGTTCCGCGTAACGGCCCGACGACGGCGGTCGCGTCAGGCCCACGGACCGGCGAGGTTACCACCAGTAACAGCAGTGATGTTGCATTTGCAACATCACCGCACGGCCGGTGTGGGCGGCGTGATCTGGGCGGCGTCGAGCGCCCACAGCGTCGCCCGCAGCAGGTCGGTGCGGGCGTTGTTGTTGACCAGGCCCAGGCCGCCGCCGGCGAGGTTGTGGACGCGTGCCCGGGCGATCTGGTCGTCGAGCATGACGGTGCCGTCATGACACACCCGGCGTTCGGCGGCGAGGGCGCGGAGCAGGACCAGCCCACGGCCGGTCTCGGTGGTGCCGGCACGTTGCGCGCCGAGCCGGCCGGGCAGGTCGGCGGGCAGTTGGTTGTTCATGCGGGCACCGACGATCAGGCGGGCACCGGGGCGGGCGGCGACGAACCCGCGTACCAGGTCGATCGCCTCCGACCACGTTTCGCAGGCGCGGCCGTCGACCTCGTAGCGGCCGTCGCCGTCACCGGCGACGAACGCAGCGGCGGCGCCGGTGCCGCGGTTCTCCTCCAGGGCGACGATGCCCGGCCCGTCATACGACGCCAGGGCGCCGGCGCAGGCGTCCCACACACCCTGCTCGAGCAGCGGTTCGCCGTGCCCGGCCCGGCGCCTGACGGTCGGCCACCGGTTCAGCCACTGGGCGGCGAACGCCTCGAACGGGTCCGGCTCGTCCGGGTCGTCCGTCTCCCCCGACCGGGCCGCGGTCAGGCGCTGCCCGATCAGGCGCTGCCGGCGGGCCGTCCAGTGCGGCGACGCCTGCCGCCACCCGGCCTCGTCGTCCAGCTCGCAGCCGGGCGCGGCGGACCACTCCACCCACAGGTCGGCGTCAGTGTTGCCGAGCTCGGCGACGGCGACGTTACGGCGGGTCACCATCAGCGCCGTCGCCTTGCGGTGCGCCGTGCTGACAAGCCACAGCTGCGAGGCCGGCAACTCCACCATCGTCGGCACCAGACCCTCCTCGATGATCGTGGCCGGCACCGCCCACGCCTCGTCGACGACGGCCATCGACGCGGTGAGGCCGTAGACGGACTCCTTCGCCTTGACCAGCCACCGTGACCCGTCGGCGAGCAGCTCGATCTGCTCCTGCCCGTTGGCGTCACGCACCTTGTACACGTCGGCGAACGCCTCGCCGCGCGCCCAGCGGCGGGCCGGGCGCTGGATCTCCACGCAGACGGGCAGGTCTTTGCCGGTGTGCACGACGGTCTGCACGTCCCACCGGTCGCCCTGATGCATGCGCCACAGGCACGCCTCGCGCATCAGGTACGACTTGCCGACCTGGCGGGCCACGGTCAGGTCGGTGGCGTCCCAGACGAGCAGGCCGGCGTCGTCGCGTTCGAGGGCCCTGGCGGCGTACAGGCGCTGCCACCAGCGCAACGGGCGGCCGGTGCGGGCGAGGGCGTAGGCGGCCAGGTCGGCGCCGTAACTACCGACGGCACGCGGGTGCGGCGGTGTCATCAGACGCGGCCACGTCGCGTCGGCCGGCACCGCCCGCAGGTCGTCGAGCCATTCGACGTCCCACACCGGGTCGTCGGCCGGCCAGCCGTCGGCGTCATGCACCGGTGGTGCGGCCGGCGCCGGGACTCTTGGAGGAGGTGCAGGCGCCGGCCGCGGGCGTCTGTACCCGCTCAGGATCGCACCCTGCCGTCGAGCGCACGTCGAGCACGACGGCCGCAGCGCACAGCACCCGGTGCCGTCGGTGTGGGCGTGCAGCTTGAGCGGCGGGTCGTGGTCGGCCTCCGTGTCGATCCGGCACCGGCACAGCGCACACATCGGCTGGTCGGCCAGGATGCGGGCACGTTCCCTGGCGTAGCCGGGCGTCGCGTACGCAGGAGACGTCACAGACGCCAGTTTGCCCCGT